TGCCGCGTCGCTCGAGCGAGGAGGCACAGTCGGCGACGCCGGAACCCACTTCCCGGACCCCAAATCCCACGGCCAGTAGAACCCGATCGGGCCGGGTCGTCAAGGCACCCGAGCGATACACGCCCGTTGAAGTGTGCGATGACGATTTTACCGAAGCTGATTACGATTCTGACCCCGATATCAGTGATGTTTCGTCAGAGGCGTCGTACGACTCTGAAGAAGTATCAAGTGAATCAGATGCCGACGAGAATGGCAATCTTGATGGATTTGTCGTCGAAGATAAAAGTGACGACAGTGATATAGAGAAAGAGGATGTTTCAACCCCCTCCGGAACCGACGTCGACGACGACGACGCGTGAAATTGAAGAAGAAGACTATTTTCATCCACAGTCGCCGTACATGATGGCGCCGCCGCCTCCGCAGCCGGCGCCTCGCTCCGAAGGTATGCTTGACGGTATTTCAAAAAGTGTACTCATACTTATTTTTGTTGCATTTATTTTTGGGCTTATGCTCGGTAAATCACTCACACCGATTGTCCTAAAGGGCTAACGTCGCCGACGGTATATACTCATCGGTCGTGCGTCCCGAAAGAGGATCTTCGGACGGTATCACAGTCATCGGTGCCATGCCGGCACTCGATTCTATTCCTGCAAAATCACCCATGTCCGTACCGGCATAGGCATTCGATTGAAACTTGTCCGATAAAGGGTGTTCACGCATGTTGAGCCAGCCGCTCGCATCCCTGAACACTTCTGATTGTGAATCGAGCGGCTGGGCAACCGGGTCTACGAAAGGTAGAACGGTATCTTTGTCGCGCGGCGGTGCATAGCAGCTCGTTGATGATTGGCGCGAAAGATTATACGCCACGACGAGAAACAATATAATTAGGCCTATGTAAAATAGATTCAACATGTCTCCTCCTCTGGTATGACCTGAGAAGAAATCCGACGCTGCTGGATCTCAGCCTCGATGCGAATATCCGCCTTGGCGACGAGCTCAGCCATGCTCGCCTCCGGAAACTCCTTCTTGAGGTCGTCGAGAAGATCGGCCGGGTGAGAAATCGGGGGTACGTCCGGCTTGGTATAGTACTTGGAGTTCTCGTCTCCGGGCTCGATGTACGGCGTGTCGCTGCCCTCGATAGGCTTGGCCATCATGTCGCGCTTACGCTTCTCGAAATGGGATGAAGCCTCGCGCTGGTTCTGGCGGTACTTGGACATAATCTCCTCGAGCTTCTCGTTCTGGTAGTGTGTGTCCTCAATCTGGTCACGGTCCGGCGGAATCAGGAGCCACTTGTACATGTCGACGACGTAAATGTCGACGAGCGAATCCTCCTTCTGGAGGCGCTTGGCGTGACTGGCCGCCTCCTCCTTCGTCTGAAAGCATCCACGAATCTTGAGACCGAGCTTCTCGTTCTTCTGGGGCATATCCGGTCCGACGATCGAGATGAGCGCAAAAATCTGACCAGGCACAGTCAGGAAATCCTGCTCGAGTGACGCCATATAAACATAGGGCGCACTATTATTTTAAGTAAATGGACGCGCTCCGCAAAGAACACAACAGGTACAAGAGTGCACTGATTGAGAGGTGTGTCACCCGTCCCGGCCTAACGGTCATTGATTGTGGGTGCGGTCGTGGCGGCGACTGGCTCAAGTGGAAAAAGGTTCGGGCACACGTGACTGCTGTGGACCCAGACCCCGAATCGCTCCAAGAGGCGGTCCGGCGTGCGAACGTCCACGGTGTACGATCGGTCTGTATTCACGAAGGCGATATCCGCCATGTCACGTCTGGTGTGTTCGACGCCGTGTGTTACAACTTTTCGATTCATTATATCCGGGACACGCTCGATGAATCCGTGCGCGCCATAGCACGGCGTACAAAGCTCGGCGGCATACTGTTTGGTATCACACCGGACGCAGATCGGATCGCTTCGTTTGTATCACCGGACGCGCTCGGAAACAGTGTTACGCCCGACGGACCGGATCACGCACTCGTCAGTCTGGTCGACGGCCCGTTCTACAACGGACAGGCGCGTCGCGAACCGCTCGTCACACGGGACATACTCGTGCACGCCTTGGCCCGATGGTTTGTGCTCATCGAATGGTCCCCCATGTGTCCCGTGCCGACAGGCCTGGTGTCAGACATTTATTCGACATTTGTCTTCAGGCGGAAAAATGTACCACCTTAGTAGATGATTACGTTGTTTGTGTTGTTACTTTTACTCATCGTCGTGATCGCAACCTTGTCTGAACAACGTATGCTCACGGAACTCAAAGGCCGGTACAATATACTCGTCCGGCACCTACAAGACGTCGACGGTATCGACGAACGGTTCAAGTGTCTGCGTCACCGCCGACCGATAATAACCGGTATCGATACGTCCCGGATGAACAAGGGCACTATAGGCTATAACGTAAACAAGGGGTACGAAATTTACATCTGCATGGACAAAGAAAATGTAAATGCCGCGATGCACGTTCTGATACACGAACTTGCACACATAACTGTCGCCGAGTACGATCACACTGAGGCGTTCTGGCAAAGCTTTAAAGACCTTCGGACGTTGTGTATTAACCTAGGTATATATACGATGAATGAAAAACAAGCTTATTGTGGCGGCGAGATTCACGACTGATTCTCGAGAACGCGACCGGCAAAGAAGAAGATGGCCGCGGCGATCAGTGCCGTGACAAGCATACCGGTCAGAGAAAGGTCGCCGTGCTCGCCGAGGAACTTTGGTACGACGTCCGCGAGTTTGGACTGGACGGGCTTGGAAAAAGCGGCGACGGCGGCGATACCAGCAACCACCGCCTGAAACTGCTCCCGGGTCAGACCGAACGGGATACCGTTTGCGCCTTTTTTGGGCTCGGCCTGGATAACACCGGCACTCAGCCCCACGACGCGATCGTTCGTCGGAGATTTATACGGACCGTTCAGACCAGGTGTGTCATCAGAGTCAAACGCGGCCGAAGGCATAACGTCCTGGATCGGCGTCGAAAAGTCCATTTCTATTGGGTCAGAGTTTTTTTCCTGTAGAAAATCGAGCGGCGACGATCCCAGATCGGGTGGTGGCGCCGGCGGCTGATCATCGATCGTCGGAATGTATTGCATGATGCTCGGTGACCCGTTCCCAAACTCGAGATTCTCGATCAGCGTCATCCCTACAGGTACAGGGAGAACTCTTTCGCGTTCAGCCCAACGCACAAAAATGTATGCCCACAGTATATAATGGGATACGATCCCGTTGTCGCCCCGGCACCCGAGCCGGAACTCGAAACCGAAGATGATATCGTAGATGACGGCGACGATGTACCCGTCCGGCGCTCAGCCGCCCTGATCGAAGAGGCGCTCAATGCGTCACTGGTACCGGAGCCGGAGCCGGAGCCGGAGCCGGAGCCGGAGCCGGAGCCGGAGCCGGAGCCGGAGCCGGAGCCGGAGCCGGAGCCGGAGCCGGAGCCGGAGCCGGAGCCGGAGCCCGAGCCCGAGCCCGAGCCGGAGCCGGCCCTTTTCACTGCACCTTCTTCACGGTAACTCCACCCGCACCCTTCTTTTTGACCGGAGTCGCCCCAGAAGGTTGGCCGGTGATGACGTGCTTGGGGTTATAATTCTTTTGGTGGTATTGCCACATAGCCTCGGATCCGATCCGGAACCCTTTACGGATCGGCGCCTTGTAATGGAAGACGCAATCCTCAATCCTGTTCGATTTACTCGTGTTATCCAGGACGAGACACTCGTAGTTTTCAGTGCACGCATTCATAACCTGGCAAAACATATCGAATGTCGGAAAAACACCAAAGAATGATTTATAAAGACGTTCGCGGTTCTGGATCACATTTTCGCGCATCACAAAAACGTAATCGACATTGGCGCGCAGGTCAGGACTCAGGTCCATACAGTACTGCATAGTCAGTGCAAAAAATATCTTCCAATGACGTCCGTTCATGAAACATTGTCTGATACACGTGTCTTTCATGAACGCCTTGTCGTACATACAGTCGTCCATAAGCAAAAAAGCACCCGATTTCCCACCAGCGCCAACCAGACGTCGCTGGCGCTCCAAAACCTTTTCGATCGCGTCGCGGTTATAGTCGCCGTAGATGAACAGGTCCGGTACAAACTGTTTATAGTAGTGGTTTCCGTCCTCGGTACCGGACATGACGATGCCGACCGGAATGTGTCTCTTGTGATACATGATATCGGTCACAAGAGTCGATTTACCGGTTCCGCGTTTGCCTATGAACACACACACCTTATCGTCGGCGATCCGACTCGGATCAAACTTACGAAGCTGTAAGCTTGACATCTACTCTAGTGTGCCTAAAATTGGTCAGAACAAAAAACGCGTCACCTGGTAGGAAGCACCCAGCATGTCTGGTGCTCAGATTCAAATTGAATCCGGCGGTACATTCACCCGAGACCCAGCGTATACTCTGTTTTCGCGCGCGTACGAAACGCACGAGACATACCTCGCCGAATCGATCGAGATTCCTTTTGACCGATCGAGGCCCGAATTCGGCGGAACGGTATCCGCGCGCCTGCCGCCCAAAGGTGACATCGTCCGGCGTATCACGGTCCGGTCTACGCTCCCTGAATTGTACACGCCGCTCGGTCCGGGGTACGTCTACCCTTCTTATTCCGACCAGGTTGACGGAGCAATTTTTGTACTCACCTCGTCGTATGTACTTGCGATTCAGCCCGGTGATTTTGTAGGGTACTTTAACACCCAGTACATCAATTTCTGGGCGACAAACTATACCGGGTACGCGATCACGGTTGCGTATAATTCAGTCGCAAACAAGTTTGTTTTTTCTTCCGGTACATATTCGTCAATCATTTTTAGAAACGATTCGAGTGGTGTTTTTTGGGGATTTGATCCACGTGTGTTTGATTTCGTCACACCGGACGGCTACAAAGGGTACCGGCTCACCGGTGGTACGCTTACGGCGCCTTTGACACTGGTACAGGCTGGCTGGATTCGTGGGTTTACACCACCACCGCCAACCGGGTTTTCGTACAAGGATTCGGTCGCGTGTCGACTCATAAAAAGCGCGACCCTTTCGATCGGCGGCCAGACGATCGATCGGCTGACGAGCGAACGACTCATCATCGAGGACGACCTCGGGGTGCCGTACGAGAACCAAGCCGCCTTGACGATTCTGGAAGGCAAAAATGACCCGTCCGGTGTGTACGTCCCGCGCGAATACTACACACGCCTGACATTCAACGTGGATCAACTCCCAGTGACCCAAATGTACCGGAACGACATAAGAGTCGACCTCGAGTACGAAAAGTTTGAAAATTTACCTTCGGTGCCAATCACAACAACTGGGTTTTTTGACGCGGGTGCATGGGCCGTATCTAATATATGCGCGCTGACAAACACACCTGGGTACGACACGGCGTCAGGTGTCGGGTATAAAAATTATATAGTACTAGGTCCGTTGACAGATACATCTTTCAGAATTTATAATCAGGTTACTAATATTTTTTATACATGGACGCCGCCAAATGCACCAGCGACTGTTTCTACGATGAGACCCCTGGTTGCGGGTAATTTTATTTATTTATACTCGACTTCTTATTTAATACGAGCTTCTCTTACGGCTATTCTATCAAATCCCGTGACACCGTGGACATATTCGACTTATTCTCCACTGAGCGGCGTACCGGCTAATGTTTACGGCGGAGGAAACAATAAAATATGCGATATAGCCGCAGATGCCCGATACGTCTATGCGTACTACGACGCTAACTACTACACAATAGGCGGGTACCAAACAGCTCTCGCTTCAAGTTCTCTGGCGGGCGATAATCACACATGGTCACTTACGATCTATGTATATAAAGCAACATATCCGTTGTCGTCTACGGCCAATACGGCTTTTGTAAATTTCTTTTCGACATACGGGCCGGCATATTCATCATATACTATAACACAAACTGCGTTGACACCTACCAGTGTACAGTTTGTGTGGTCGGCATATTACACCGCCGCGCAAACATCCGGCCCGCAGAATACACCTAGTTACACTGCGTGGGGCAATAGATTCATGATGCGGTACGATACTTTTGCTGATATAAATGTAGACGGTTCGTACACATATCCGGTGGTCAATTTATATATATATCCTGCGTCGACGAACCCGCTTAGTATAAAAGATGCATTCCCTGGCCAATTTGTTTTGTTGTCAATTCCGGATAATAGTTATCTTCGACTCCCGTTCGACGGCCGATACTTGTATACCGGTCTACTCGGACCGGTTATTATTAAATACGATACACAAAACTTTCTAACAAATTCGTACACGCAAATAAATTCAATTCCATTTCCTGTCGAGACGACCAGCGGAGGTGTATGGCAAACCGATGGCAAATATGTGTACGTGGGTGGATTTTATAACAGTCCGACATCTAAATGGGTATTCACTCGATATGACAGTAATACTTGGGAATATTTTTACGGAACGACGTTGCCGACTCGAGGCTCTACACAGACTTCCTACCCAATTGGATTTGATGGTAAATATGTATACTTTGCAGACGGCGACGGCTTCACGGACCCGGGCAGAAGGTATGTAATTTATACATACGATACGACTCTTCCTTTCACTGACGTAAACTCGTGGAAATGGCTCGATTTTAGAACCGATGATTCCGTTCGAACTTCACAGGGTACTACATTTACGAAACCTCTATTTACCGGAACATCTGGCTATGCCCCACTCCAAGGAACACTCGCGGTCGCTGGATCTAGATATATTTATTTTTTTGAAATAGACGGAAGAAATTATGGTACGCAGCCTAATTTTATAACATTCGATCCACTGAGTATGACACCGTCACTCAGTTCGTCCCTGATTATCAAGTACGAAAAGTACGAAAAACCACCGGCTGTGCCCAAAATGCTCTACGGTCAGACGGACCTGAATACGTTTACGATGCGCGCCGGGCGGAAACAAGATCAGTTTCGACTCGGGTTCCAGGGTCCGGTTCGTGAATTTTGGGTCACCGTGGACGTCCCCGGAACAGTGGCCAGAGTTCGTCTTCTGCTCAACGGCGAAGTTATCGTCGACGACGACCAGGTGACAACCAGTGTCATCCGGGCATTCGAACATCACACAGCCACGCCTTCTTCCTCGTCGAACGTATGTACGTACAGTTTCGCGATCGAGCCTGAAAAACTTGCACCGTCCGGAACCGTCAACTTTTCACGCATAGCGAGTCCGATGCTCGAGGTCACGTTGGCCAGTGCCCCCGTGACAGACCTTTACGTACGTGTGTACGCCAAGATATTCAATGTTCTGACGAATCAGAATGGGCTCGGCGGACTCCTTTTTAATTCTGCACTGTAAGTAGAAATGGAGCCACCGGCCCAATTTGCCAACCAGACAATCCGTCTACAATTTCCAAAAGATGTTCACTGGGGCGACGACATCACAGTATGGATCGCCAAGGCGGGTGACCTGGCCCGGACAATGTACCTTCGGGTCATGTGGCCGACGGACGCGCCGACGACCGTTCAGCCGTCGGCCGGTACGGCTATGATCGACCGGATCGAACTTTTGTACAAGGACCAGCTCGTCGAACGGATCTACGGCGAAAACTTGTACATGCTCGGTGACCTCACCGTGACCCAAGGGAAACAGGCCGCTTTGGGCAATATGGTCGGGACGAACACGACGAGTAATCTCGTGTCGTATCACATCCCGCTCGTATTTTCGATTCTCAAGAAAGGCTTACCGCTCTGTGCCCTCGACGAACCACCCAAATTGCGTGTCGTATTCCAGCCTTCGTCGTATTTTACGACGGCCGTGTACACGAAACCGATCCAGGTTGATCTCTTTGTCGACTATGTCTATGTGACCGGGGCCGAACGAGAATATATGCGCAGCCGCGAACTCATCTACGTGACACAAAGTTTCCAACGTGTACAATTTAGAGTTCCGGCGATGACACAAGCACCCGTTCAATTCTTGTCCGAGTTTGTGAACGACGTCAAAGAACTCTTTTGGGTCATTCAGAGCGATGCATCCTCGAACGTGTATGATTATGGCACGACGGACCATCTCGTGGATTTACGCCTGATCCTGAATGGCCAGGACCGTATCACACCCGATTACGCAACGGCCCAGTACCTTCGGGTCGTCCAGGGGCTCCAAAGTCACACACGTGTACCGGACGGTCGGTACTATATGTATTCGTTCGCACTCGAGCCCGAGAATGATACCCCGACCGGCGAACTTAACATGACCAACATTGCGCGCCAACAACATACGCTCACGCTATCACTCCACATTTATCCGAGAAGTATACGCGTGTACGCCCTGTCGTACAATATTTTCAGTGTATCGAAGGGCGACGGCCGGAGTATGTATACCATCCAAGAAGCCGGTATGCAAAACAAGTCGGTCGTCGATGCCGTACCGGCTCAAGTTGGAAACTTCGTCGCTACGGTACAATCACCGACGCAAGTGAATTTGGCTTGGACGCCGACCGGCGCGTCGTATTATATCGCGTCGGTGCCGTCTACTACGAGTTACACCATAGCGCCATCTGGTACGTTCTCGTTTACGGGTCTCAGTCCGGCGACCACTTACACATTTACGATATCGCCCATAAATAAAGGAAGTATAGGTCTGCCGGCTATATCAAATACGGTCAAGACATACGCCGACATACCACAAGTCACTGGCTTTTTAGGATACAATCCGACTATAATCACGGTCGACCTAATATGGGATCCCGACCTACTGAATAAGACGACACTCTATTCCGTCACGTCGAACCCCCCATCGTCAACGCCTACACAAACATCGACGATCGCTTCCATGACTTTCACGGGTTTAATACCCTTGACGTCATACACATTTACGATCACACCGTCGAATGCACTTGGCGACGGACCATCGACAACTTCCAGTCCCGTAACCACCCTTTCTATCATTCCAGAAGCCGTTTCGGTACTGACACCGAGTAATCCGACTCGAACTACAATGTACCTCGAGTGGCTCCCGGTACTCTATGCGACTTTGTATTCCATCACGTCGAATCCCTCATCTACTACTCCTACACAGACCACGACGAATGCCGGTACATTTACTTTCACGGGTTTGACAGAATCGACGTCGTACAGATTTACGATCACACCGTCGAACGGAGGTGGGTCCGGTCCGTCGACAACTTCCGTGTCAGCAAGTACTCTTCTAATTCCGCCAGCCGTTTCGGTATTGACACCTAGCAACCCAACTCGGACTACTATGAACCTTACGTGGTCACCGGTTTCTTATGCGACTTTGTATTCCATCACGTCGGACCCCCCATCATCTACTCCGACACAGACAACGGAGACCGCCGGTACATTTACGTTCATAGGTTTGACAGAATCGACATCGTACAGATTTACGATCACACCGTCGAATGTAAATGGCGCGGGACTGCCGACGACTTCTGCGTCGGCAAGTACTCTTCTAATTCCACCAGCCGTCACATCATTGACCACGAGTAATCCCACTCTGACTACGATGGACCTTACATGGTCATCGGTTTCTTATGCGACTTTGTATTCCATCACGTCGGACCCCCCATCATCTACTCCGACACAGACAACGGAGACCGCCGGTACATTTACGTTCATAGGTTTGACAACTTCTACATTGTACAGATTTACGATCACGCCGTCGAATGAAAATGGCGCGGGACAGTCGACGACTTCTGCGTCGGCAAGTACAGCGTTCGTCACATCGTTTAATGCTCCAGGAACTTGGACGTCTTCGTTTACCGGGAACATTAAAGTTCTGGTTGTTGGCGGTGGTGGCGGAGGCGGACTTGGTGGCGCGAGTGGAGGTTTTGCTGGAGGCGGAGGAGGAGGTGGCGGTGTTACATATAATGGATCAGTTCCTGTTATATCGGGAACTGCATATCCAATTACTGTAGGTTCTGGTGGTACCGCTGCAGCAAGGGGTAGACCGAGTTCATTTAGTACGATAATAACCGTAGGTGGCGGAGGCGGAGGGACACCAACGAATGTTACTCCTAACGCATTAGCACCTGGAGGTAGCCCAGGTGGTTCGGGCGGAGGAGGAGGTGGGAATAATCCAACTGGAGTAGGTGGAGTAGGTAGTTCGCCGGGTTTAGCCGGAGGTTCAAGTTTATTAGCGGGTGGCGGAGGTGGTGGAGGTGGAAAAACAAGTGGGCCATATAATACAAATGTAACTGTTGGGTCGCCACTTTACGGTACTGGAGGAAAAGGCGGTGACGGACTTCCTATAAATATCTCGGGAACTTTAATCTATTATGGGGCAGGTGGTGGTGGTGGTTCACCAAAGCTTAAAGGTATTGCACCTGGTGGTAGCAGCGGAGGAGGAGCCGGTGGATACGGACCAAATACTTCAGGCGTACCGGGGACGCCTGGTACCGGAAGCGGAGGAGGAGGCGGAGGCCTTGATCCTGTTTCGAGTCCGGCGGGGTCAGGTGGTTCCGGAATCATCATCGTCGCGTATCCTTAAGTTTTTTAAACTCACAGGGGTATGTAAATGAAAAGAATAGCTTTTTGGGGCGACGCAGGGTGGGCCGTGGGGCGTATAGGCCGTGCCGTTCAGAAATATTCAGGACACGTGGTCGATATTTGGGATTGGTCCGACCCGTCCCAAAATAACAAACTGTTTTCGCACGCATGGTACGAATACGACGTGATTATCGTTCCGACATGCCTGACGGACTACGACCCACATGTGACTCTGAGTCCCGATGTATATCGACGTCTGCTCGTCGTAGCGCACTGTCCTATTGTGAACCATCCATTCTTCAGAGAAACCGTGTGTGTCCGCCCGGGTGCATCGTATGCAGGCGTATCGGTCGAGGCATGTCGCGAAATGGAACGGCACGGGATGGGCCCGGCATGCTGGCTTCCGTTCGGTGCCGATCTAGACGATTTTCCTATTCGGCACGTCGTTTCCGATCAAATAAAACGCGTAGGCCTGATTGCAAATCCGGATGGACAGCGTGATTACGCGGACGTAAAAGGCTTGGACGAATTTCGTCTGATTTGCGACCGGCTAGGCATAAAGCCAATATATATTTACGGAAACACACCCGGTTCGTACATATATAACGACATTGATCTCCTTGTGTGTTGTTCGAGATTCGAGGCGGGTCCTTTGGGTATTTTTGAAGCCGGTGCGTCCGGTGTGCCGGTGCTCACCCGGCCGGTCGGAAATGCGCAGCGTATCAAGGGTATCAAGACATTCGACACGGTCGACGATGCTGTACGACAAATCCGGTTATGGAACAACCATCCGCGTTCATTAAAAGATTACGCGACCGATGTAACAAATGAAATTAGAGAAAATTGGTCAATGGAGAAACTTATTAAATCTAACAAGTTGTTTTCTTAAAAACGACAAGATTTTGAATAAACCATCCCATATGATACCCTTGGAGAATTTCAGCTTTGATGCCCCGTTCGAGTAATTCGTTCCGGACGAGACCACAGCGTTCAAACTTTTCGATCCAATATGCCGTCGGCTGACAATTGATATTGTGGCCCCCCTTTTGATTTGTATTTGCGGACGTCCATACGAGTGTTCCTCCGGGTGCAATTGTTTGCGCCGTGCACTGTACGAGTTCGTCGGCATATCGTTCGGCAGTTCTTGATCCCGATTCGAGTGACATGACGAGATCGGCCGTACACTTTGTAACAAACACCGATTCGTTTCGGATGAGACGATGCCGGGCACGTTCGTCAAGTTCAAGACCGGTCGATTCTACACCGACCGAATCCATCGCATGTATGTACATACCTGGTCCGCACCCAATATTCAGAAAATTTTTAGGTCCGATGTGTCGTTTGAGACACGGGGCGAGTCTGTCCGCAAAAGGTTGTTCTTCGCGTCGGACCGAATCATAATCTATTGATGTTAATTTTTTGTACAAGCGTTCAAAGTATCGTTCGTATTCTTTGACAATGACCGACGTGGAAAACCGAGACATGGCCCATTCGCGACACTTCTTAGGGTCGATCGTATGGATGTTCTTACCGGCCTCGATCATATCATCGAGTGTCCGGCACCTAAATCCAGTCTGACCATGAATATTAAATTCTGTCATAGCCCCCCAATCGGACGTAATGACAGGTGTGCCGGACAACATGGCTTCGACGTGAACTCCGCAAAATGGTTCGATAAATTTTGAAAAACACACAACCGCCCTTGCGCGCGCCATGAGTTTTTTTCGCTCCTCTACGCCTATGTATCCAACAAGTTCCACGTGACTGGGTACGGGCCAAAATCCTTCTTCGCGAAACCCAGCCTCGGCATTCTGGCCGGCGACTATGAGTCGGGCGCCTAACGCCTTTGTCATTTGGATGGCGCGCCCGAGACCTTTTGCTGTGCCGATCCGTCCGACAAACAGAAAGTAATTCTCTTTTTCGTTTTCGGCAACCGGTTCAAAATCTTTAGGTTCGTAATAATTTGGAATGATGGTATCGTTTTCAAATTCGTCGTCTTGTCCAAAACATTTACCTACTTTGGTTATACCGAGTTTTGCATGATATATCGCATATGATTCAAATACTCTATACCGGGCAAATGTCTCAGTGTATCCTATACCCGGTTCGACGACACACATATCCGGATGGGCATCACATATTTGTTTATGACCGAGCCCCCAGAATGCGAGTAAGAAATCTCCGTGCTGTTTTCTTTTCTGAATTTCGTGAATAGCTCTCTTGTTAAATGTTTGGTACACGTCGTCGCCTGTATCAAATTTGAACAATTTTGATTTATATTCATGGATCCCATAAATTGTATCAAATTCAGTTCGGGTTACGACCGTGACATGTTCTGTACAGAGAAGATTAGAATCCTCGTGCCCGTAGTGAATGATGGTGTGACCCCGGCGAGTCATCATTTCGCAAAATTTGAGTACCTTTTGTGTAAAAGCACACGCCACGTATTCGCTGTTGGTGACGGTGTGCTGAATACCGAGACAATGGAATCTCATATATTCAGACGGATGGTTTTTAGAAATAATATATAACGCAATATAAGTATGAATATAGGTAACGGAGAAGCTTCGTGCTATAGCACAATCAACGTAACCGTATATAATGGAGCCACGGGCGCCACAGGAGTCGTAGGTGCAACTGGAATACCAGGGACACCCGGTGGCGCAACTGGAGCAACCGGAACCGGAACCAACGGCGCTACGGGCGCGACAGGCATCAACGGAACCAACGGCGCTACGGGTGCAACCGGCATCAACGGAACCAACGGCGCTACGGGTGCAACCGGCATCAACGGAACCAACGGAACCAACGGCGCTACGGGCGCGACAGGCATCAACGGAACCAATGGAACCAACGGAATCAATGGCGCCACGGGTGCGACAGGTATCAACGGAACCAACGGAACCAACGGCGCTACGGGCGCGACAGGCATCAACGGAACCAATGGAACCAATGGAACCAACGGAACCAACGGAACCAACGGCGCTACGGGCGCGACAGGCATCAACGGAACCAATGGCGCTACGGGTGCGACAGGCATCAACGGAACCAACGGAATCAATGGCGCCACAGGTGCGACCGGTATCGACGGAACCAACGGCGCCACGGGTGCAACCGGTGTCACCGGTGCAACAGGTATACCAGGTACACCAGGTGGCGCAACGGGTGCAACCGGAACCAACGGAACCAACGGAATCAATGGCGCTACGGGTGCGACAGGCATCAACGGAACCAATGGCGCTACGGGTGCGACAGGCATCAACGGAACCAATGGCGCTACGGGTGCGACAGGCATCAACGGAACCAACGGAATCAATGGCGCCACAGGTGCGACCGGTATCGACGGA